CGTATTTAACATATTTGGAACCATTTTGGTCCAGAACTAATAACGCAGAGATCCCACATGTTAAGAAGGCACTTCGTAAAGCTTATGTTGATGGTGTTCTTTTGCATGATGATGCTGACATAATGGTCAAACGTCTGAATGCTTGTGTTAAAAACGAAATGGCCAAGGAGGGGAAAGCACCTAGGTTGTTTGTCTCATATGATGCAGGTTGCATGTATGCTAATGAATTGCCGGAAATGATTAAAATGGGGTTCGATGGTGTCAAAACCATGGAATTGCCTGGCTTAACAGTTCTCTTGAACGTTATTGCCAAGCCTAAGAGTGATACATTCGAAAATTTGTTCGCGTTAATCCGCGATAGTATAAGGATGTCGAATACACTCTTGGTCACCATCTACAGTGATGACACTGTATATTCCGGTAGCATTGGTTCGTACAACTTCTGCTTTAATGTGGACATCTCAGCATGTGATGCTTCCAACCATTACCCTATTTTCTATATGACTGGCAAACTGCTTGGTCTATATCATGAGAAACGGGCTATTGGTTTGGTTAAGCAGTGCACCCTTCCAATCACACTCGAGAATCCCGACAACAAAGACGAGCAGTTCATTATAAACATGCACTCCGCCTTTGAAGGTTCGGGAACCACACTTACCACCATCCTTAATCATTTGGCGTCAGTACTTGACGCCATTGGCACAGCGTCTGTTCTGTCCGAAGCTATTCAAGAGCTAAGGCCACCGACTAACGATGAATCCATGTCACGTTGCATCAATCTTGGTGCATATTTGGCAGGACACAAAGTCTCGGTTCAGACTTGCCAAAAACAGGGAGAAGTGGTGTTTGAGAAAGTTCAATTTCTTAAGCGATCTATGTTCTTGACTAATAAAGGAACGTGGACCTACGCCGAGAATATTGGATCCACTCTACGTGGTTTTGGTCGTATCGAGGGTGACCTCACATGCATACAGGTGGGTATGTCTGGTGAGGCTTTCAATGCCTTATCCTGGGAAGAGCGTATGGATACTTTTCTCAGTGGAGTGGTTCAGGGCAAAAAACATGAACCATCAAACCCAATTCTTTCAGCTTTGCGTGAACGTTTCTCCCAGGACATTGTTCTGCACCTCCC